GCTAAAGAAATGCAATCGGCGGTATTTGATAGCAAAGGAACTATAAAAACATTCAGCCAATACAAAAAAGATGCTGCACAAATAGCCGAAATAAACAACGAAGTACATTTAAGGGTAGAGTATGAAACTTGCCGTAAAGGTGCGGTAATGGGTGAGCGTTTTAGGCAAATTGAAAGTTTGAAAGATTATTACCCATATTGGGTGTACAAGGGTGAAATGGATGGTAGGGAACGTGAGGAACATATAGAGCTAGAGGGTAAAGTTTACAAGGTTGGTGACCCTGCTGGCGATGCTATATTTCCGCCGAATGGGTTTAATTGCCGTTGTGATGGCGTTAGTATTGACAATGATGAGATAGAGGGTAAAGGCTATAACATTTCTACAAGCAAAGAAGCCGAAGAAGATTTGAAAAATGAAGTAGACCCACAATTTCGCTTCAATCCTGCACATCAAGGTATGTTGCCAAAAGAAGGTATAACCAATGGTAATACTTTCAATGCTGATATTTTCGGACTAAACAAACCAAATGCGGATAGTGACCCCGAAGGTTTTAGCAGTCGTTTATTAGCTGCAACAGGACTGCATCAGGTTATGGCAATAGTAGACGATTGGAAAGACAAATACACAACAGACAAGAAAGGCAATGTAATATTTCAAAACAACGATACCTATACAAATGTCATCCTTAGCAATATATCTATCCACAATATACAAAAGCATCCAAGAGGATTTGAAGGGCTGCCAAGTACGATAGAAAAACCTGACGAGATTTGGGGAACGTGGGAAAATGAAAAACAAACGGTAGTATTAAAGAATTATATTACCTTTGGCAAGAAAATAAGCTACATTGTGCAAACTAAAGACGGGGTTATAACAGATGCGTTTGCGGTTAGTAATGGTAGTTTGAGTAAGTTTAGAAAAGGAGTAATTTATTAACTATGTGTACACATTGCCACATACCACATCAAGACCCACACAGGAAAGATAAAGTAATAGTTACGGCTATTATGGTGGCGATGTTTATTATCATAGCAACACTTAAATATTGCGCAAATCATGGCTAAACGTTCGATGCAAGATTTAATGAATGATTGGCGTGAAGCTAGTAATAAGTTCAAGAAGTTTCAGGGTGACTTGCCTATGATAATGGGTGAAGAAAGTGTAAGAATAATAAAAGAAAATTTTAAACAAGAGGGCTACGATGATGGAACGGGTTTACAAAAATGGAAACAAAGAAGCCCTAAAACTAACAAAGCATACGATAGGCGAAGCGGTGTAAAAGGCACAACTTATAATAGTTCTGCAAAGTTATTGCGACAAACCCTAACTTTGTATAATTCTTTGATGTTTAGGGTAACGGGCAAACGGGTATTCGTTGGAACAAATACTTCTTTAGTGCCTTACGCACCTGCACACAACGAAGGGAGTAATAAAGTACCACAGCGTAAGTTTATACCAGCGAATGGCGAACCACCTAATTTAAAGATAGTAAAGAAGATTGAGCGAAAAATAGTAAGCACACGAAATGAAATAATGAAACTTTTTAAAAGATGAAAAAAAAAATTATCGCAATCGCTGCCTTTATAGCAATGGCATCATGCACAAAGACAACAGTAAGTAATCCGACAAACACCGACAACAAGAATTATACTGTACATCTAAAGCCGTCTATTTTATTTGACGGTCACCAACTACGGGCAAACTTAATAGCCGACATTATTCCTAACAATACAATTATAGGGGCTAATGTATCCTATGATTGGGATAGTGCAGGATTTTTTAACAACCGTTATACCTTCGATAACTTGCAAGTAATGGTAGAGCAAAACATAGGCTACACAAACAGAAGCCAATGGACTATTGCCAATATAAAAATAGATACGGCGTGGAGTGATAATGTGAATGTAAAATTAATCTACTAATGAATTACACTTTAATCCAAACTATTAACGGCTCAAATCCTTGCAAGGTTCACAAGAGTGAAACCTTAGTAAATGTTTATCATAATAACGATTGGAACTTTGAGGCAGCCGATGTAGATAAATTAAAGTTTATTTGCAGAAGTTGTGAAAGTGTGAGAGTGTATAAAATTAACCCCGAAAAAGTATTATTAAGCAATGAAAACTGATATATTAGATAATCATTTGTTACTCATCCAAAATGAGTTAGTTACAACCGTTAAAAAGATAGTTGAAACGGAAAACGTACCCGTAAAAGAACTAAAGCGACTAGCAAAAGAACACGGGGAAAATGTTAGCGTTTTTAGTTGGTTGTGTGAGTTAAAGACCAAGATTGAAGAAAACAATAAGAAGGAAAGTAAAATAGTTTCGTTATGATAGATGACATCCTTAACGCCGTTTCCCAAGAGTGCAAGCAGTTTCTTGCTGATAGCGGTGGCACTATTATCTTAAAAACGGATTACAGCCCTAAAAAGATGGAAGGCTATACTATGCCTTTACTTATTATTGAGATGCTTCCGGCAAGCGAAGCTTATCAATATTGCGGCGGTGTAAGTCGTGTAGATTGGATGTTTAAACTAAATAGCTACAACTATATGCCCGATGGCATGATAGACGATGACACGGATTATAGTAGGGGGTTATTAAAAGTTATTGATGATATTAGGCAGCATTTTAGTAAGGGCGTTTATATTAGTAGCCTTATGACAGATGTGTTAAATAACTACTGTTTTAAGTTTACTTTATCTAATGTGCAAAATGCCGATAACTTAGACGGCGAAGGATTGAATATAGGCTACGGAATAGTATTTGATAGTTGTGCTATTGACCCTTCAACTAATTTTACTCAAACAAGCACAAACGCATTAACAACGGTTACGCAAGTGAATAACCCACCGTTCAACTAATAACATACATTTTTTCATTTTTTTCATGTGTGTTTTATCCCGTTGGTGTTTCTACATCTGACGGGTTTTTTATTTTATAGTAATTCAATAGGTGGGGGTACATTTGCAAAAGATTCGTAATTATAATTGTCACCTTCTTTAATTGCAATATAAAGTATTGCCATATTTTTAAACAATACATTTACTTCTTCATATTCTTGTTTGTCGGTAAACACTTTCATCCTTTTATCAAAAGTTGTATTATCGGGGAAATTGCTTTTTAAAATAGGATGCCTAGTATATTCACTCTGAATACTCATTATTATTTGTTTGTTGCCCTTTACAAACTTTCTATTTGGCATATAATATTTATGCAATCCGTACCAATTAGATTGAATATCACTTTTACCGTATTCACATTTATAACCTATACTTATTGCGTGTTGTAGCCAATTCATTTGTAATGTTTATTATTGTAATCGTAAATTATACCGTACTGCCTTATCAACCTTTCTACTACCCTACGGGAAACAACACCCAAGTCTTTGGCAGCAGTAGTAAAACATTTATTTTTATTTAATGCTTTAACAGTTGCACGCCTTATGTGGTAGTCGATGTTGAGGGTAATCATTTTAATTCTAAATTATTTTTTATATATAATGGTATTGCCACTTCTTTACCACCTTTAATCATACGCCAGCCGATGCGTTTATAATCCTGCCCGCCGAACCTTCGAAGTACAGTTACTACATAACTATATCTTTCTTCCTGCACTTTTATTTCAGTCGTGTAGTATTTGCCTAACTTATCATCTAGCTTACCTATGACAGTCGTGTTTTGTGGGCGATTGAGGTAAAAGATTTGTCGGCTCATTTTTTAGACCATTTATTGTTAGCAAATGTATAACCCATATCTTCAAAAAACTTCTTAATAGTAGCAGGTTTCAATAACCCTGCTTTTAGCCTTATCATATAATTACTATAAGAACCTTGTGGCATAATTCCGATATATGGCTTTACCTTTTGTTTCAATTCGTTATATACTTCTTGTTCTGTCATAATTAAAATAAATTAATCTGCTAAGTAAATAGTTGTAGGTCGCTTATAATGATAAGTTTCTTTTTTATTTGTTTCTTTATTTGTTTCAATTTCCCAATCATCAACTTCGCCTAAATGTGCGTTGTCTGTTTGCACGCAGTACATTACTTGACACCCCATAATTAGCATACTTCCGATTTCAATAAACCAATTTGCATGGCTTCTTGAAGTATCAAACCCGAAGGTTTCTTTTGAATTATACACTCCATTTAATGTTCCGTAAACAGTTTTATATTGCCTGCCATCTTTACCATAAAACCAATTACTTGTTGTAATTAAAACTTTTTTGCCTAAATACTCTTTCATGTTTATTATTAAAATATGCAAATATAGCGTTTATTTCTTTACATAAACACACTTTATAATAAAATACTTTTGTGTCATGGCAGGTAAAAGAATTTATTTCACAACGGAAACACCTAATGACCAAGGGGGCGTAATTCCTAATAGTGTTATTGATTTTACCCGTTTTAATGCTAACCCCGTAGTCCTTAAAGAACACGTTTGGAATAGCGACCCGATAGGACTATGGACTGACATACAACTAGATAGTAAAGGATATAGCGGCGTGCCTGTTTTCCACAAACTAACAGAAGCAAGTAAAGAAACGGCGGCGTTATATGAGGGCGGATGGTTAAGGGCTTGCAGTATTGGTGGTGAAGCAATATGGGAAACAAACGCAGCAGGTCAATTGGTATTAGATAAACAAGGTAACAAGATTTGTAAAGTTTTCTATCTATACGAAATATCAATAGTAACGCTTCCAAGTAATGAAGATGCTACTCAAGTAGAACCCGTTGCATTGGCAGCGAAGATATACAATAGCGAAGAAATAGACACTTTGACAAGGACAATAACAACACTTTCGAGCAAGTATTCAATCACTAATAATAAAACAAACGAAACAATGGCAGAAGAAGTAAAAGAAGTAGAATCCTCAAAAGTAGAGGAAACTACTACTACCACACTTGCAGCCGATACAAAAGGGACAGGATTACCTCAATGGTTGAAAGACATCATTGGCTTAGGTGGTAAAGTTTCTTTCGGCAGTAAAGAATCATTTGAAGCAGATGCTCCAGCACCGAAAGGTACTCCTGATTCTACACTACCGAAAAAAGTAGATGTAGGGCAACCAAATGAGCAAGATGTTAAAC